TTAGTATAGTATCCAAGCACACGAACTCTAACCCTACCCAATTCCATAGGGTCTTCATTATCTTCAACTTCACCAACCCACCAGAAAAATCCGTCTTTCCCTACAAAGTTAATATTATTCTCATTAATTATACCATCGATTGTCTGGTTCATTTTTATTAGGGTCTTATCATGTATATTTATTGAACTCTCAGATACTTATAAATTTCATCTGCACCCCAAATAATCCTACCTTTAGAATCTAAAAATCTATCCCTCATAAAAAGTTTATGTCCATAGACACCAAGTTCAGCATGACCTGTTATAACTTCTCCAGTTTCATCCATACTGGTATCAAAATTACCTAACCATGCTTGACCATCATACTTTAATACCATATCACAATCTTCATTGCGTTGCAACCCACTATAGGTTCCACCCCAATGTTCTAAAATAACTTCTTTATCCGATACCTCTACTAATTTCTTATAAGTTTTTAAATACGGTTCATTAGGACTTCTTCTCCCCCAATGAGTTGAATTTATAAACTCATCATTTTGCTCCCATCTGACATATACAGATTTGTATAAAGTGGGAGCTGATTGTGCTTGAATCTTATTAGACCAAGTTCCAAGTAACCATGATAAAAAATTGCTCATTAATCGTCATACACTAGGCACTCTGGCTCATCAGGATGCATTTCACAGAATAGTTCAATGGTATTAGGATCATGATGGTCGCCAGCATTAATCTCATCGATATGATGCTCACGATAAGTTTCTAACTCATTTAACTCTTCTGCCACATGCCTACGAGCTGCAGGACTAATTGTTGGGTTGTCAAGAATATCTCTATCTTTCTGAATGTGTTCTTCGATAGTTTTCATAATTTTTGTCTCCGTTACTAATAGGTAACAATACTATTTATTATCCTAGTATACTATCACGACCTAGCAACAGTTCTGTCTTCATTTTAAGACCATCCCCTGTATGATGACGTACACCCATGATGATATATCTACCACTATACTTCCTATCATTCTGAATTGTCGTACCAGATCTGAAGGTTCCTGGTAACTTAATTTGCACACCATGTCCAGCATAAAGGTCTAAGTTACCTGGAATAGTAACCATCAATTTAATATTCTTAAGTGTTTCTCTACGCAAATATTCATATGCTTGAAGTTCAACAACCTCTTCATAATTTTTTTGAGGATTCAGTTTATATTTTGGATCAAATAACTGATTAGGTATCATAGTATATCTAACTCTCTTTGGTTGGTCAATAACTTTTTGTATTTCTTTATCCATCAAAGTATTAGGATTGACATAATTTGTACCACCAACATGAGACATTTTTTTCCATACCTTTTTAAGAGTATAGTTATACTCCTTATCTTTCATATCAGTACTAACACCAATTCTTGATTGATTTATAGAAACTGGGTCAAACCCAATACTATATCCAGACCATGAACCATGCCTTAACCCCATAAGATAACTTCTCTCTTCAGGAAAAACTACACTATCAATCTTATATTGGTCTTCACCTGCATCAATCTTCATACCTTTAGGTGAATATGTGTAAGTATAAAGTGCTGGTTTACCTTTTACATTATCTGTCGTAGCTTCCTTCTGTTCATTAACATCATCTATCATCTTATCAATTGATTTAAAATGAAATCCTAAAGCAGATTCCCAGAAATTAAATCCATTCTGTAATACTCCACCTTTCTTAGATTTACGAACAGATCTTTCAGCAACCCAATAAATTACATCAATTGGTCTCCAATTAGGGATAACCAACCTCTGTTTATTGATAGTCTGCTCTAGGAACATACGTTTCTTACTTCCTAAGTACTTCTTATCTCTTACCAACTTCCTAATAATCTGTGATGCCTCTATAGAACCAGAAAATATCTTTTCAGTATGACCAAAAACATTTTTAATTTCATTCTTAATAAACTCATCAGAAACACAATTAACAATAAAAACATCTGCTGTTTGTGCTGTTCTAACTCTATCCTCAATATGAACACACCTCAACCAATAATCTCTATTACCTGTGAAATGAAATATAGTTAATTTAAATACTTCAGATCCAGTCAATGCTCCCATAAGTCCAGCAGCATCTTCAACTATAATACGTGCTTCTATAGTAGCAGACTCAACCGCTTCAACGATTTCAAAACCTTTAACAAATTCAGCAAGTTCATACTTACCAGAAGCATTCTCCATCCTCTTACCATTACGCCAGAGGCTAATTTTAAAATCAATTTCTGCTGTATTAGCTCTTTTGCTACTCATAACTATTTTTTCTTAGATGAACTTAGTTGGGTTGCTATTGACTTGAAGACACTCATAAAGGTATTTCCTTTTTGTTGTTGTGCTGCTTGAGATAATCTAGCAACAGCTTCTGCACCCATTCTTGCCTGACTAGCAGCAGATTTATTGGATGCATTAACAGCAGATGTAATCTCTCTAGCATTTTGACTAGCTTGGTCATGCAATCTAGACATGATATTACGTTTCTGCTGTGATGCTTCATACTTCATTATCTGTCTATGTCTTTCATTCTCTCTCTTCTTAAACTCCATCCTTTCTTCTTTCTTATCCTTTCCACCTTTACCACCAAATACACTCTGTAGTACTTGACCTAAACCACCAGACATAGATTGCTTCTTATCCTTTTGACCACCTCTCTTAGTAGGCATACCAAACATTCCAAATAAAGCATCCATCATTCCACCACCTTTACCTCCCTCTTTTCCAAATCCACCACCTATAATTCCACTAGCAAGTGTCATAATAAGATCTTTACCAAATCCACCATCTTTCTTTCCTCCGACTAGATTACTAATCATAGTCATCATACCTTTCATCATCAATGGATTCATTCCACCCATCAAAGCATTCATAGCATTGGATGGTTTATTCTGGAATGTATATTTACCAAATCTAACTCCACCACCACCAGTAAGTAACCCCATTAATCCACCTTTATTTAATCCAGAACCAGGTTTAAATATGGTAGCAGTCATTAATTGCTGTGTTTTAGCTGGATCTAGTCCACTTTCAGTTAAACGTTCTTTAAGTTTATGTGCTTCTTTTGCTAACTTCATAGCTTTACCAGCAGCATTCAACTCAGAATTAGAGAATGTACCCTTTATCTTACCACTTTCTACATTAGGATACTGACCTGGTGCATGTAATATATCATGGAAACTTCCACTCTTCGCTTTAAACATTTGGGAATTACCAGTCTTATCAATAGCAGCCTTTCTATTAAAGATTGTTCTTGCTAGTAATGCTGAAGTTAGTTCATCTCCACGATGAGAAGCAACCAATCTTTGTACTAATCCTAATCCACCTGAACCAGGTTCTTGATATTGTTGCCCAAAGTTTGCACCTAATCCCCAGTTACCACCACTTCCTTTATCACCACCCCAACCTTTAAACATATTGGTGAACCAATTACCTCCTCCACCAGATTTAACTTTAGATTTTTCAAAGTATCCTTTATCCTGAGATATTCTATATGTCTTATTATCCTTAAGATTTTGCACTCCAAGTGGACCACCAAGAGCGTAATTACCATGAGGAGAAGCATATCCCATCTCTTGCATAATAGCATTTAAATTTTGACGGTTACGACCAACTTGAGCTGCTAATCCACTTCCTTGAATTTGTACATTTCTATCTCCATGAGCACCTCTCATAAATGTCTGTGCTTTCTTATCCCCAAACCAAGACATCGGATTAAATAGATTAAAACCACCTTTCTCAAATCCTGGTGGTCCATTTTTAAATCCAAGTTTCTTAGCTTGTGCTAACCTCACCATAGTTAACGATGGATCTTTTCTAGTTGCAGCATTATCAAATGGTACTATAAATCCATCCTTACTACCAGGCTTAGTAAACAATCCTTCTAACCCGTGAGCAATTAATGGATTCCCGTCATGATGTGCAGGGTATCCACTATTAGGTCCATTTAACCACTTTCCACCATTTTCATAAGAACCAATTGGACCACCTTCTTCTCTAGATTGAACATCATGTCCTGCCCATTTTAAAAATTCACCAATACTAGTCTTATCACCACTAGAAACTTTTCCAGCACTTTCAACAAGATTCTGAGTCTGCATCTGAAGTTGCTGGAACATCTGGTTTTTACTACCCAATGCACCTTCAAGTGTAGCAGCAAGATTAAGCATTAATGCTGCTTTACCACTACCATCAGCATCATTCATCTTACTGCCAAATTCTGAACTCTCTTCCTTAAATGTCTTAAGCAGATGTTCAAACTGTTTATTTGCCGTATACATTCCAGCAAGAACGCCTAATGGATTAGGACTTTCACCATCCTTCTTAGATTCTTTCTCCTTTTTACCCCCGAACCAATTTTTCGGGTTCCACATATTCTTCTTCTTCTTATCATCCTTCTCATTAGGATTTTTTAATCCTAACGAATCGTACATAGCAGTAGTAAGATCTTCACCATACTCCTGTATAGAGAATGCCCTATCTTTACTTCTATCACCACCTCCCGAAGCATTGGGAGTACTATCATCACCTTGTTCTTCGTTTTCCTTCTTACCTAACGCCCAATTAGCAAATTGCCATAATACAGTTGCACCAACAGCACCACCAAGTAACCATTTACCTCTAGCCCATTTACCACCAGTTAAGAATTGTTTCCTCTTAGTTAATTGTGCCTTCGCTAATTTTGTTTTGATGGCAAGCATCTTGCCAACATTTGCTACAGATCTTAAGAGTTTAACTGGATTTCTTAAGAACTTAATGGCTAAAAATCCAGCAGCAAATTTAATCCAAAGTTTAGTAAATGATGTTACCTTTTTCCAAACACTAGTTTCACCACTCAGAACATCATGCAGCTCATTTATAGCATGAACAAACTGACTACCAAGAAAATCAGTAATCCAAGTTAATACCTTCCAAGTACCTTCTAATATCGCAACTAATTTTGTTTTATTCTCTGGATTCGACAACCAATTTAATATTGGTCTAATAATGAATATTTTAAGTAAACTTCCTAAGAATGAAAGCATACTCTCTAAGAATCCCTTAACTTTATATGCCTTAATATTAAGCATTAAAGATTTAAATGGATTTTGTCTTTGCTTTGTATATTGGGGTTTAAACTTTTCTCGTGCTGCTTTCTCTTCTTCATTTAATCTATGAAGAGCAAGATTTTTTAAAGTTACAGCAGTTGCAGCAATACCATTAATGGTTTTACCCATATTATTAATGGCACTAGTCTGTACATTAATACTTTTGGCAACAGGATCCGCAGATGCACCTTGATCGTCAATATTGACGAACTTGTACATATTAATTTTTGATGACTTCTGGATACTTGCCATTAGAGAATATACCTCGTCATTCTATTTATTTACCAAATCCCAATCGACTTAGAAGTCCACCAGATCCACTGGAGCCACCTCCACCTCCAGTCTCAACTCCAACTGGTGTTGGAATTGATAGAAGTTTTTGAACAACAACAGGGAAACTAACAACAGATATACTTCCAATCTCTTGCATAATTTTTTGCTTCTCTGATTCACCACCTTCCCTTAACATTTGTAATGTATCGATAACACCAAACATTTCAGGACTTACACCCATTTCAGCAGCAAGATCTATCATACCCTGTTCAAAGTTACCTCCGACCATACCAAGAGCTGCCTTAACAAGTCCACCATAACCATGCTTTTCTGCCATACCAGTAATGAAACCAGCAGCAGAGAAATCACCTGTTAATAGACTTGAAATTCCAACAACATCACCAAGACCCATATTCTGTAGGGTTGGTCCTAAGCCTGGTATGGCTCCAAGGATACCTCCGAGTCCTAATTCATCAACTTTATTACCAAGGTTAGCCAAACTAGCACCTAAAGATGTACCATCAATAGCAGCATTAAATGCAGCACCATAGTTACCAGAAAGTATCCCTACACCAATCTTACCCATCTTAGTGCTCAAGAATCCACCTGGTCCATTCAAGTTTGCCATAAAGTTACCAAACTTACTGAACCTCATGGATTGCATCCATTTAGGCATAGCTATGGCGTTAACAGTATTAATACTGCTAAATGCACCAGACAGAGACATTATGGCCCCTAATGGGTCACCACTTGCCAATGCCATAACAGCATTAATACCTTTCAATACTGGTCCCAACCAAGCAACAGCAGGGAACATTACTGGTAATGCCATCATCAAGATTTGTCCTAATGGACCACCTAAAACATCCTTTACTGTATTAATGATGCCACCAATAGCACCACTAATACCACTAACTATACCACCAATTGCTTTACCTATCCCACCAAATGCCTTTCCAATACCTTTAGCTAGACCACCAAGAAAGAATGATCCACCTGCACCTTTAACTGGATAACCACCTTTCTCCCATAACTTCCACCAAGGTTTCTTAGTTTGTTTACTTGCACTAGGTTGACCATCTGGTCCCCATTCATGTGCTTCACTTTCTATTGCATAATCAGAATCATCGTGGTCTCCATATTCAGAAGTACCATGTGCTGCGGTATATGAATATGTTTTCTTCTTCTCTTTCTTTCCAAAGAGCCAACCCCAAAGACCTTTTTTCTCCTTTTTACCATCACCTGATTTAAAATCAGATTCCTCTTTGGACATTCCAGAGCCATCACCCTGACCTTCAGTTATATGCTTTGTTTTTTGTGCTTCTTTATCAGCACCAATCCATTTATTAATACCATCAAATGCTTTACTTATCTGTGTTTTAGCAGCTTGAACTGTACCCTTAGTACCTGCAAGAGCACCTTCAAACAGATTAGACATTCCTGGAATCGCTTTAGTTCTCTCCCATTCCATTATAGATTCACCGACACCACCAGGAATAATTCTAGAAAGTAAATATAGATCTATTAAAACACCAGCAGGTATTAACGCTTGAGCACCTGGTACCAAATAACCAGCTAATTCTGCTGCACCAGCAATAGACTCTAATACACCACCAACAGTATCACCATTCTTAAATGAATCAACAGCAAAGTAAAAATTAACAAGAGAACCTAAAAGAGGTATATCCTTTAATCTTGAAGCACCTACTTTCTTTGCTCCTGCACCTCTAACAAGCTTACCAACAGGAGAATTTTTAACCGCATTATTAAATGGATCCATTAATCTCCGAGCCTGTTTCTCAATAGGCTTTACTCGTTTCCATACAGGTTCAAGGAATCTCTTAGAAACTTTATCAAATTGCTTTTTAGGAAGTTTACTTAGATAATCCCATCCATTACTACCCCACTTACCAATAGTATTGACACCAGATTTAATCCCATCAACAGCCTTTTTCCACCTGTTACTCAATGCCTTACCAAAAAGGTTTGGCTTCATTGGTTTAGGAACTTGGAAATTTTTAAAAGGTAATTTGTTTAATAAATTACCAAACTTACTTCCAGGTCCAAAGAAATTTTTAAGAGTTTGCCTAACTTGTTTTCCAGCCTCAAATGCCTTACTACCCTTCTTAGAACCAGATGCTATATGAGGAAATAACGTATTAGTCGTCTTAGCAATATCTGCTGCCTTTGTTACACCCTTAAAACCCTTCCTAAAATTCTGAAACTGCTTCCCAATGAACTTAATCGGCTTCATTATGGGTCTGCCGAATTTCTTGATGGTTTGAACCATCTTCTTCAGACGTTTACTCTCTCGAAGTGCATTAAATCCTTTCTTTATCCGTCTACCCCAAAGCCTCTTTAATCCTTTTATCCTCAACGGTGGCAATCGCCAATTCATTATAAAATCAAGTAACCCTACAATATCAGTTACTGCTGCAAATGGATTGAGCAACCATCGCATCATGGTAAGCCCAAACATGAGCTTACCTAGTCCTCTTACTCTATCCCAGAATGAATCCTTACCGTCTTCACCACCAGCTCCGAACAGATCTGCGAGTCCATCAAGAATATTATCCTTTACAATCCAACTAACAAAACTATATAATTTCTTTACAACAAAGGTAAATCTCTCTAAAAATGTTTTTAACGCTGTTTTATTCTCAGGATCTTGCAGCCAATTAAGAATCTTCTTAATGAGAGTAACCTTAATTAACCAACCAAAAAATTCTACTATAGGTCTAAGGAACCCATTTAACCAACCAAAGTACTTTCCTGCAAGACCTTTCTGCTTAGAGGTTGGTTTCTGTGCCGTTTTCGATTGTAACGATTTATCCAGTTCTGCTGCTTCTTCAGCTTCTTGGTCTCTTTCTCTTTGCTCTCTCCTTCTTTGTGCCTGTTCTGCTAGTACTTTATTTGCTGCTGATTTAACAGCAATTTGCCTAATATCCCATGCGACATTACCAATACTAGCTATTGTATTACCTATCCTATTAGTAGCAGTAATAGATTTCCTTGCAGCAAAAAGTGCTGGTGTAAGTTTACCCTTTACTCCAGCATTTACAAACTTATGTGTAAATTTATTTGCCACTATTGATTAATGCTACTTTTGTTGTTGCCTCTGGCTCTCCTCCATTCGCCTGTTTTCTTCTTTAAGATAATTCATTAAGAGATTCATATAGATCTCTTTTTCAAAGGGAATCAAGTTATCAATATAATCACATGGCCACTTATGATGGTGCATAAGTGCAAAATTAACTTCATAGAAGGTTTGTAAATTTTGATGGAGTAGAGCTATCCGAAAAAAGATGCTAATCCATCTAGAACTATGTCACTTACAACTTTAGTTTTAGGATTAGTAACCTTAACAGTATGAGATAGTTTAGGCATAGTATCAAAGAAATTTTGAACTTCTTGAAACTGCTTACTACTCAACTGCTCAAAGAATTCCATCATCTCTTCTTTAGGAGTATCTAACGCATCATATACTTGTTCAGCATCAGCAATTTGCTTTACGCATCCTGCTGCCATTTCAAAAACAGAATCTACAGTAGGTTCTTCATCTTGGAAGTTCATTTGAACAAATGTATCCAAACTAGGATAACTCATAGTTAAGATAATATCGTCACCCAATTTAATATCCTTCTTATGCTTCTTGTCTTTTTTGACTTTAATTTCATTCAAAGGTATTTTAACAGGTACTTCCGTTACTCCATCATCAGGGCATGTCACATTAACCTCAACAGCCTCACCAACAGATTTGGTACGGATTTGAAGAAAGACATATTCAATATCAAAAGTTGGGAGATCATCAATATCATGAATATCAGTACATTCAGTAATGATATTTTTAATTGCAGTAACAATATCTTCTTGACTACCTGTCTCAGTTGCTAAAAGTAGCAATTTCTCTTCTTTTACAAGAAAAGGTCTAAAATTGACAGTTCTGCCATCAGAAGGCAGTTTCAGTTTGTACTTAGGTACACTTAATGTAGGTAATGGCATTGTAAATTCAATTCAGTAAAATTATTTATGAAAGTTCTCGGAACCTCCGCCAGGCCAAGGACTATGTTTTTCAACTGCTAAACGATAAGCAGTTTCGTGTGGTGTTTCTTCTTTCTCTTCATCTTGAGGTTCTACAGAACTTGGTGCAAGATCTAGAGGTTCATCAGTTGCAATAGGCATAGAGTCGTGGGGGTGAGGTTTATGAAACCAGGGGTCGTAAGGTATTTCTGGTAGTGGCATATTATTTTACCATATTCCGAGGGATTTTTGTGTTGCGTCTACAGAACCAAATATCTGTTGAGCATCAACGAGAGGATCATAATAATCATCATCTCGTGATCCCATTCCAGGAATAGAGATTTGTGTTCTTATACCAGGTTCGTCAAATTGACTTGCTGTATAGAATCTATAACGTTCAAAGAAGAATCCTACTGTAAACGTCATAGCACGTGCTGCTGAGTTATTTAACTGAGTAGATCCTAGATTATAAGGAAATGCCTGTTGCATCTCCCAACTAGCAGTTAACTTATAATTAAATGCTTTCTGTGGATGTCTATCATTAGGATTCCATCCTTCTATCTTTGCATTTTGATTTCTAGTTTCAAATGTATAAGGTTCTTCACGTTGTCCACCTTTCTCCCATTTAAAAATCATCATTCTAGGAGCATTATAATAATCATAATAATCACTATACTGATTAGCATCAGGAGCCATCAATTGTATCCATCTTTCAAAGAAATTTCTACTATGTTGAGATTTAGGTGAAATAAAGGTTGCAGAAATTTGACTGAAAGCAGATCCTGTAGCATACTTAGTTGCAGTACCTATATTAACAAGTGAACCAGTTGTAACCTGTTTACTTGGTATACTAATAGTTTGACAATAAAAATTTAAACATTTACCTAATAGTCCACCTTTACCACCTGCATCAGGCATAAATGTTGAATCTCTATATCCAATAGTATCTGATATTATATGACCACCTTGCCCATCTCTTGCCTGCCAGTTTTTTAATAACGCTGGTGTTACAATGTGTATTGTAAATAAATTAGTCGAAGCTGGAGAATAATCCTTATCCTTTAAGGAAAATGCCATCATCTCCTGCAAACTTGGATATCCCGATCTAGCTTGCTGTTTATGTGGTATGTCTGAACGCCAAGGCATTATACTCTAAGCTCCTTTTCTGTAATGATCATAAACTCCATATTATAATCTTTGCAAAACTCGGTTGCTGCTTTCCACTTTGCATTGTTGACACTCCAAGTGACAACTTCATTTATATACTTTTTAGTAACCTTTTTCTGCGTTTTTGGTTCTTTAGTCTGTCTTGATGGTTTAACCTCTACGATATACTTCTTACCGTTAGTTTTAACATAGAAATCTGGATAGTATCTATGACGTTTACCATCAACAGGTGAAATATAAGGAATAATAATTTCTTCACTACCCCATTCAGTAATAGAAGAATTATAATCACAGAATTTCATGAACTTAAGTTCCCACCCTGACCTATAGACTATATTACGATAATCACCTTTATACTTATTAGGTTTCTTGGGAAAGTATTTTCCTCGCTTATAACGCATAAATAAATACAGGTCATGTTAATATTTAGGTAGTTAAGTTGTCAATTTTTAGATACCCATACCGAGCTCCTGTATCTCACGGTGATCGCCATAGAGATGCTGATGGTGCTACCTATGCAATTGACTGGGTGAGGTTTAAAAGCTTCCAAATGTCATTCAGAGACAATAATGAAGCATTTTATGGTGGAAATATAGGTGCAGTTGAAGCAGATAAAGTATATGATAATGATACGGTATACATCAATATGCCACCAGCATTATCAACAACATATCAATCCAACTATAGAACCGTAGATCTCGGAGTTGGTGGTATTGCTCTTGCTAACGCAGCAGCAAATGTAGAAGGTGAAATAAATTTTGATTCATTAGCAGAAACAATCCAAATGGCTGCAAAAGCAGCAAATCCTGAATTTGGTGCAAGTGCAATGGTACAAGCAGCAAACAGTATTAGTGGATTTTTAGGATTACAAGGTAGTGTTGATATTAACAGTTTAGAGCAAATGACAAAGGGGAGAATATTTAACCCCTATACGGAACAGGTCTTCAATAACATGAGTTTCCGTAATCATAATTTCAGCTTTAAAATGCTTGCTAGAAACCCTACAGAAGCAGAGAATATATGGTCAATTTGCCAATGGTTTAAAATGGGTTCTCACCCAACATTTGAATCTGGTAAATTAGCAAGAAAAGTACGAAAAAAGGGTACTAAAATTGGTAAAAAAGGAGCAAAATACGAACCATTTGATGAAACAATCAAAGCATTGAAAGATCTATTTGGATGGGATAATAGCGAGGATGATCCTTGGACAGGAAAGAAACAATTAATGACAACTGCTGAAAGTCAGAGATATTTCCAAGTTCCAAGAAAGTTTGATATACAATTCTGTCGTTTTGACTCTCAAGGAAATCTAGTAACAAGTGGTGGTGATTTAGATAGTAACCTACATTTTAAAATTCATCCTTCAGTATGTACAAACGTTACAGTGAACTATACTCCAGATAACCAATACAATGCATTAAAAAGAGCAGGTGGTAATTCACTACTAAATGTACCAGCATTGGTATTAAACGTACAATTTACAGAGACTAAACTACTCACAACCGAAGATATTGTAGACGGTTACTAAATATGGCATATTTTTCACAATTACCAAATACCTATATTGGAGAAGGTCTTACAGACGATGAAAGTTTCAAATATCGCCTTGTTAAGAATATTTTCAGAAGATGCAAAATCAGAGATGATCTTGAAAAATACACAACTCTGTTTGAAACCTCATCTATCCCAGATGGGATTAAACCTTCAGATCTTGCATTAGCAGTACTTGGCAGTTCTGGACTTGATTGGGTAATACTTCTTGTAAACAACATTACAGATGTATATGAACAATGGCCAAAATCCGAATTTGAACTTCAAAACTACTGCGAGGAAAAATACACAGATTCCGATCAAGTCCATCATTACGAAACTAAAGAAATACTGTACAATGATATAGTTTTCATTAAAAGAGGTATAGAGGTCAATTCCACATTTAGAGCAGTATTACCAGACGGAACAACTAAGACATCAGAGGAATCAATATATCCAGTAAGTAATTACGAACACGAATCGTATGAAAACGATATGAAGAGACTTATAAGAATTCCTACAGGACAATTGACAAATATGATTACTG